AATTGCTACTGTGCCTGTACCGTTAAAGTTTACCCAAGCCCTTGCTGAATAAGATGGCGCATCGCCAGTAGCAGTAGTTAGTTTTGTGGTTAGCGTAGCATCTGCTGTAACCGTATTTGCACTTCCGTCTATTGTAACTGCCATGATTACTCCTATTCGTACATTATATTGATTGAGCCAGCATCAAATGTAGCTGTACCACTAATTGAAGTAATGCGAACTATATCTAATGTACCGCTTATAGTCACACTTCCACCACCTGTAATAGCATTAGTAGTTGATATTATTCCAGAATGGGAACTAGCCCATATATTACTACCTAAACTATTTATAGTTAAAACTGCCGATAAAGAAGTTGAAGCAAGCTGACTTCTTAATGGAAATCCTGCTGTTGATGAAATTCCGCTAGTTCCGTTTGAGTTGTTAAACTCATTACTAATTGCATTATAGCCACTACTAACTACTGTTCCAGTTCCAATTTGTACCAAAAAACCAGTAGTTGTATTTAAGCTGACATTATCAAACATCACAGTAATACGCTTAACCCAGCTAGGTATGCCTGTAAAATCAATTACTGTACCGCTAGTAGATGCTACGAGTGTACCACTTACAATAGGTGCTAATGTACCTGTTGCATTGACCAATGTCTGTGTTGTTGAGCCAGCTACGGCTGGTGCGGATAGTGTAACTGAACCGCTTGTATCGCCTGAAATTATTACTGAAGACATAATTTATCCTTATCTAAAAACAGTTGCCATAACATAAGCAGTATCAAAATTTCCACTAACAGCAGAATCCCAAGTTGTAATCCGAAATGCTGATGTAGTTGGTGCTTGAAATGTAGTAGTGGATGCTGTATATAAGCCATATTCACCTACCAAACTATTAGTAGCTGCACCTTGTGTACTTATAACAGTTGTATAGTTAATGTCTGGCATAGCATTTGTAAAGTTTATTGTGTAATTACCAGCACTATTATCGGTAATAGAACTAACATTAAATGAAGCCCTTATTGCTACTGTACCAGTACCGTTAAAGTTTACCCAAGCACGACAAAATGTACCAATCTCTATATTATTGACATCCGAAACAGTAGGTGGAGTTAATGCCACACCATTTTTAATATTTAATTGACTTGTTGAAGCTGCCTGTACTACATCTGTAATTATTGTTCCTGCCATGATATATCCTTATAGAATAACCCAGCGTGATCCGCTAGGAACTGTGACCGTTACACCAGTATTAATGGTAATATTACCTGCACTTGATGCCGATTTACCTGATGAAATTGTGTAGTTTGTAGAAACAATTAAACTATTCTCAACAAATACCTCATCTGCACCACCACCTGTAGCACCGCCACCAATAGCTCCCCATGCCGTGCCATTATATGATTCAAACTTACTTAATGTAGTATTGTACCTTATTTGACCTGCAACACCTACTGGTCGTTGAGCTGTAGTACCTACTGGAACTTTAATAGCATCCGTAGCATTGACCTCAAAAGTAGAATCATAGGTAGTGCCAGTAATGCTTGTAGAACTAACTGTTTGAGATACGCTTACTGTATAAGTGCCTGTACTCCCAGTTCCAGTACCAAGAACAGTAATTGTAGTACCAGCTGTTACTCCAGTACCAGTTATTACCATACCAACACGAATAGTGCCGGAACTTACTGCTGTCACGGTCAATGTTGTCGCTGAAATTGATCCAGTAACACTAAAGTTATCCCTATTAATTGCTACTGCATTGTTTAATGATAGCTCGTTAGGTATAGAAGCAGCAGAACCGGTTAATGTTAGCGTATCACTAGAAGCATTGCCTAGTGTTGTATTACCGGTAGTAGTTAAGTTGGTAATATCTAAATTACCTGTAATGGATGCAGTACCGGTAACGATTAAATTGCCACCTACGGTAAAATTATCGCCATCTGTACCTGCTTGTTGATCCTTAATCTGCGCCATCATTTCACGCATTGCGTTGTTTACATCAGATGGCAGCATACCTTCGCCAAGATTAATACCACCAACATCGGTATTATTGGCTGGTGTTGCACTCCACTCGCTAATCTTATTTTTTGCCATAATTTATTCCTTATAAAATAATCCATCTACAGTCAGTTGGCACAGTAACTGTTGCTCCAGAGTTAATAGTAATATCCCCAGCAGACATAGCATTTTTTGTTGATGTAATCGTATAGCTGGTTGTTATGACTTTACTATTCTCATAGAAAACTGTATCAGTACCGCCACCTGTTGCTCCTGTAACTGTATTATTAGATACCCATGAAACTCCGTTAAAAGTCCATGATAGCGTTCCAGATGTATATACTTGGTTTAATGTAGGACTTGCAGGGAAATCTAGTGCTGCCATATTTATCCTTATGCTGCAAACGAACCAACATTGGCTGGAGGCAATCTCGTTACTTTGTAATAACTTTCACGTAATGGTGTAACCGTGCCAGCAGAGCTGGTAAAGTTTATTCTTATGTTACTTGGTGAAGCATTAGAGCTTAATACCAATCTAATTCTAAAGCAATGGTTTACGGCAGTCGTTAAAGAAGCGGATGCACCAAAAGCGGCATTAGCAGATGTACTTGCAAACAATGATATTCTGTTGGCTGCTCCAGTAGCCGTGCCACCTGTTGCTGCGCCATAATCAACCGTACCATTTAGTATTGCTGGTGCTAGTGATGTTGTTGCTGTTACGGTAACTGTACCGGCAGTTGTTTTTGTAAAGTAGCAATATGCTTCAACTTCATATTCTGCCCCACCTACTAAATTAATTGCAGAGTTAGCGCCAAAGAAGTTCCCGATTGCTGCTCCAAATGCTGTACCGTTAGCAGACAAGCCAAACACTTGTACACTTGGTATATATCCACGACCAGAAGTATTATTGCTCGTAAAGTATGGCATTGTTCCATCATACTCCATAGAACCAGCATCTGGAGTAGTCATATTTGTACCAGCAGTAAACTCTAATGGTGCTTTAGCTGTTGTACCTGATGCAATCTGTAAGAATGCTGTATTATCTGGAGTAAGCCCAATCCCTACGTTCTGATTAGCATCTATTACTATAGCATTTGTACTATTAGTAGCAATCCCTACACTATTAGCACTAGGTAAATATAGTCCGTTAGTAGGTATTGTAGATAGGTTAGGTATAAAGCTATTAGCCGTAGATGTAGTAGCATTTATTGTATTAGGAGTTATGTCACCAATAGCGGAAGGAGAGTGCAAATCTGTATCTACCGCAAAAGACCCAGTTGATGCAGTTAAGGCATCAACCCATTGACTACTATTTGCGTCAACATAATAAATCTTTAGCTTACCTTCGTCACTAGACCACCATAAAGTGCCGTTTACTGGAGCAGTTGGTGGTGTAGTAGATACGGTTATCGTAGCAGCACTAGATGGGTATGTACAGAATACGTCTTTAGTGCCAGCAGAAAAGTTAATTAGTGCCGTAGTACCTAGACTGTTAGATAAGACTGTAGTTCGTGACAAAACAGTACCGGAGCTTGTGTAAGTTCCAATTCCAACTTCCCACTCAGTTCCACCAACAATTGCATAATAGGTTTCATTACCATTGCCAATGTCGGCAAAAGATCTAAAGCCACTACTAGCACCAGCAAGTGTTACAGTACCAGTACCAGTAGTGGTTGTAGTTTCTTTAATCCTATCTTTAACAATAAATGACATAAAGTACCCTAATTAAGCAGCAGTTGCTGTGTATGTAACACTCAATGAATCGCCAGATGTAACTGTCTTAGATCCTGCAGTAAAATCACCTGCACTAAACAATGTACCAGTAGTATTATCAATAGCTGTCGTACCTGCAATGTTGATAAAACATCCTGCTACTGTACCTGAACCTGTCATTGCAAATGATACGGCAGAAGAAGTAGCTTTAGCACCTGCAGACGCAGCAGAAAATGCTGGTGACTTACGTGGTGCTGTGTATGTAGGCGCATTAGTTGCACCAACTTCTAACCATCCTGCATGAGATGCTTGAGTATCGCCAACTGCTGCAGTACCTGTACCCTTTAAGCCCATAATAACTGCACCACCAGCTACGTTACCTAGAATTGTGTCCATAGTAAAGTTCTTACCTACAGTAGTAACTAGGTTATGAATATCGTCTTTCCATTTTAAGACACCATCTGCACCATAACACTCTACTTCGTAGTAACCAGATATACTTGTTACCTCAGAGTTACCTGCATTACGTGTTACTGTAGCATCACTTGCGTCTGCCATATTTACATTTTCTTTAAAGCTCATAATATTTCCTTTATCTTGAAGTTACTGAGATTGATAGTGGTGAGCCAGCATATTCGCCTTCATCATCACTTGTTGTTAATGCTGATAGACCTCTGTCATACAATGATGCCCATGTTTGTAATCTTGGGTCATTCATTAAATAACTCTCTGCTTCACCTAATGCACCGTAAAGTAACAGGTCTGGACACATATCCATAAATGCATTAGTTGATACTGTACTACTTAAAAATACTGGTGCTTGATAATATAGCATACTTAAAGTGTACGCACTATCAGGCACAGGTGATAGTTGAAATTCATTAGCTAACACGGTGTATTGTTTTGGTAGCCCAGATTGGGTGGTGCGAGAATTACGAAATAATGCGCTAGGCGATAAATACTCTAATGTTGCTGCTGGGTTTGTTGCTATGTGTATATCACGCATCTGTAAAAAATCTGATGGTAGTGTAACTGTAGAATCACCTGCAATAGTTTGCGTAGTTACTACCTTTAGCATTTGACGAATACGGAGTTCTCTGCGTAAACGTGTTTCAGCAAGCCTAATGAAGTCAGGAATCATTGCCGTTAGGTCACTACGAGCTAGGTAACTGGCAATCGTAGTCTGTAAATCAGAGTAGTTGGTGAATGCCATTATATGCGCCCTGCCCTTGTTCTAAATGCCCTGTTATCGGGATCGTTTAACCATGCGTTAAATCGTTTCTTATCTATTACTGCAAAGCCTCTTGTTATGCCTTGCTTTTCTAATTCTGAGAAAACTGTGAGCGGTATAGATGCTACCTTGTTACTGAATGCATCGTTTCCCCACGTTTTACGTTCGTCTTGAGCAGCGTACTCACGCTTGTTCATCTCAAGTATGCCAGTTATGTCTTGACTCTTAGCAATGATTAGTTCGTCACCGTTATCAACAAATGACGTATTGGTAATGCCGTTTGATATTGTATTACTCATAAGACCTCGTAATGGGGGAGAGTTTCCCCTCCCCACATATCTAACTAACTATTAAGTTAAGTCAGCAATGATACCGTGTGCTGCTTCGTTCTTAACTTCTAATGTGTACTCTACCAATAGTTGAGTTACATCAGCGTCACCAGTTTTGGCTAGCTCATTAGTTTGGAATGGGCGCAAGTAAGCTACTGAAGCCATTTCTGGATCTAGTAAGAATGCTACGTCATCATTGTCTGCGTTAGGAATGAAACGGTTAGGCACGATAGAGATAGTACCAAAGTCAGAAACATACACGTCTGCTGCACCGATGATAGATGCTTGAACATTGCTTGGTACGTCTTTATAACGTGTAGCGATGCCGGCAAATGTAGATGCAACTACTTTTTGTGCTGGAGTTACCATCAAGATTGTTGGTGAACCACCGCTTACATAAGCAGCTTGGATAACTGTGTTCAAGATAGTGCTAGTAAAAGCACGGTCTGTACCAGTAGTACGAGCAGTAGTACCAGAAGCACCAGCAGAACCACCAGAACCGTTAGAAGTGTTTGAAGCTAACCATGTTTGTAGACCACCCAAAGTACGAGCAGTAGAAGCGTCACCGGCAGCAGCAACTTGGTTGCTTAATAGGATAGCTTCCATGTCACGTTTGATTTCGGCAGAAGCCTTAGCCAATTGGTATGCTTTCTCAGATTTACGACCAGCTTTGTTAACTGTTTCCAAAGTACCAGAAACTTTAACAGTTTTAGCAGAGATTTGAGTACGGTTACCAATACGAGTAGTAGGTGACAATGTTGCATCAGATGCAGCAGCGCCCTCAACTACAGCGTTAGAAGTGTTTACAGCAGCCAAGCTGTCTTTTTGCCATTCGTGGTATACAGCAGTAGCTGAAGTTTTACCAACAGATGTCATAAATGGTGTATCTGTAGGTGAGATGTTGTAAATAACATTGGACAAGTCTTCACGTTGACCAATGGCGGTATAGGTTTGATATGTTGCCATGATAATTCCTTAAATAAAGTTTTCAAAAGCAGAAACCGCATCACGGATTTTGCCTGTTTTTTGTAATTGAGCCATAGCCTTCTTATGCTGGTCAGTATTTACTGCTGTGTTACTGTTACCAGACTTAATAGTCTTAGGCGGTTCACTAACCCTCTTGTTTAGTTGAGGCTTAGACTGTTGTAATTTGTCGTACTGCATTGCTTTATACAATGCCATAACGTGCCGAGCATCTCGTACTGCCGATAACTCTTGATCTGAGAATCCTAAGTTCTTTGCAAACGTACGCAAATCTGACCTTAGTGCCTCACCTTTTACTGGATCGCTATATTCCGGTAGTGATTCAGACAATACAGCAGCTTGCTGAGATAGGTATTGTTGCATTCCTTGCTGTTGCTCCGCTTGTTGCAGTTCTGCAATGCGATTACGTTCAGCTTGTATTGCGTATAACTTCTCTTTGTTCTGCGACATCTCTGCCACTCGTACAGCGTAACCAATAGGGTCGGACTCTTTTAAGTAGTCCAAGTCTTCCTGTGGTTGTTGAGCATTCAGTAATTGCTCCATTGCTTGCAACCGTTCTGCATAAGCATCACGCATATATTTGGCTTCTTCAATAGCTTGTTGTTCAGCCTCTACTGCTTTTCGTTGCTCTGCTACCTGTTGCGTCTTTTTGGTATAGTCAGCACCTTGTTGGGCTAGTGACTTTAGTTCAGTTAAGGTTAGTTCTTTATCCTCGCCAGCGACTTTAACACTAAACCGTTGTTCGTCTTGGTCTGATACAGACTCCTCTGAGCCATCATCATCTTGCTCACCTTGCTGCGTTTCTACCTGCTCATTCTCTTGTTCTGGTTGCTCATCAGCTTGCCCTTCTTCGGGTGCTTCGTCACTTCCCATTAAACCTAGGAATGCGTTTTGTGCTTCATTAATAGTGCCATTGCTTTGTGTGTCACTCCCTTGCGGGTTGGTGTCGGTAGTCATTTGAATCTCCATATGCTAGTGCGCCTAGCCACGTTTTATAGATACTATAAAATCTTCCAGCGACTTGCGTTAATCTTGCGGTCATCTGCCATGCCCACTATGTGAGCCATTACTTCACGTATGGCAGTTAGCTTTGTGTAAGCATCTTGTCGCTCATCGTAATCGTAAAGCGGTGAGTTAGCCCACCGTAACATCTGTAAGTCTTCCATCTCTTTAAACACATCCAAGAAGTTTTGATCTTGGAGCATATTGTTCGCCCACTCTGATTTGGTCACATGAACCTTCCAGCACCACTAGATGCTGATTGTGCTGCGCCTTGTCCACCAAGTAAACCAGCACTTGCTTGTGAGTCACCTTGCATACCTTGTGCGCCTTGGTACATCTCTGGGAATAATGCAGCAATATCAATTGGAGTAAAATCTTGCGATGGTCTTGCAGTCATAGACTGATTATTAAAGTTATTTAAATAATTACGCTGTGAATTGCGATTTAAACCAAACAAGGCAGCCATTGGATTATTATTTCGCTGAGAAGGCTGAGTATAGTATTGACCTGTGTCAGTATCATAATATACTTGAGTAC